ATAACGAACTGGTCCGTCAGGGGAAAATCCTGGAACGGTTGGCGAATAGCCTGCCGGATACGGAAACCAAAGTTGATGACCACGAAATCCGTATTAGGAAACTGGAGCAGAAGGCTGGATGGATTTTCGGTGCGCTCGGATTGATGGGTGCACTGTTGGGTGTGGTGTCTGTCAGTGTCGGATAGGTGGCGGATACGTCGCCGGATTATTATCGGTGCAGTGTTCTTCGGGGCGGCGATGATTGTGGTTGGGGCTATCGGACTGTTCAATCAACTGTTTACGGATACCCTCGTTTATGGCGGTGTTACGCTAATTAGTGGCGTGGTCGCTTTCTATCAGGCGATGGCGACACTGGATGACAAATGGCAGGGGAACATGGTTCCTCCGGGAGATGATGAGGTGAATCCTGATGGGTGAGTTTATTGTGGGTTGGTGGACGGCGGAACGTCGTCAGTGGTTGTATAAGGTGGCGGTGGCTGCGGTGCCGTTGATGATTGCTGTCGGTGTTGTGACGGGTGAAATGGCGCAACTGATTTTGAATGTGTTGGCTGCCGTGTTGGGTGTGTCTGCGTCGGGTATGGCGTTGGCGAATTTGACTCCGGACAATGTGTTCAAACTTGCTGTGGAAGTGGATGACGATGAGTGACCCGTTTGACGCTATCGACGTAGTGGAGGGGATTCAGGTTCCAGTAGATCCGATGGACATGCTGGCTTGCGACAGTTGTCAATAGTGCTACGATGAACGGGTAGGTTCATTCTGTGCCTTCCTTACTGGTTAGAAGAGCCCTCCACCTTCGGGTGGGGGGTTTTTCATTTCCCTAACCAGTTGCGGATTGTGCGCCGGGTCACGTTGGCACGCCGTGCGAGTTCGACCTCGGATGTGCCTCGGGCGGCCTCGTCGTTTACGGCTCGGACGAGTTCGCCGGTAAGTTGCTCTGCCCGTTCGAGGGCGAAGGTTCGCCGTTGGGCGATGGTGTCTAGGGTTTCGATTCCCTCATCAATAAAGAATGTCATGACACACAGTGTACACCGGTATTCACAAAACCCTGGATTGTGTGTATAGTGGGGCACACCTAACCAGGAAGGAGGCCCAAGATGGGTTTCTTCAAGAATGAGCAAGTAGCAGCGCAGGAAGAGTTCGACACGTATCGTGCCCGTGTGGAGGCGCGGAAACTGCGTGACCGGGAGAACACGGTGTGGTGGTTGTCTGGCCTGTTTATCGGCACTGCTGTCGGAATGATTATCGCAGTGGTGGTGATCCTGTGGGTTGGATAGTGATGGCTGTAGGTGCCGTGACCGGATTCTATTTCGCGTTCACTGATTATGCGTTTAACGGTGGCGACTTGCTCGCCCTCATCGTCCTGTTTACGGGTTGGATGATGGTGATGCGTCAGGACGTGAAACGTGGTCTCTGATGACAACGCCTCCCCAGATGCCGTATTCCTGCCCGGTTTCGACGGCATAGTCGAGACAGTCTCTACGGATGGGACAGGTGGCGCAGAGTTCTTGAGCCGTCTGGGTGGACTTAGCGCGGATTTCGGGGTCTGGGAAATCTTCCGGGAAGAACACTTGTGGCAACCGTTGGCAGGGTACTTCCCCGACTGTCTCGATTTTGAGGAGAAGGTCGCTCGTTGGATGTCGGTGGTTGAGCATAGGTTTACAGTCTAGGAGGTTATGGAATGGAATGGACGATTAGTGTGAATGTGAGCCGGAGGAACGGTAAAGAGTCTTGGGGTTGGGAGGTCCGCTCTTGGGATGAACTCGGGTTTGAGTATTCGGTTGATGGTGGTGCTGAAGCGTCGGCTGAATTGATTATGGATGACGTGGCCTCAGTGTTGCGGACTCATTTCAATAGTGAGTAATTCTTACGAATGGATTTCTAATGATTGCTAAGAATCGGTTTATTGTCTCTCAGTCTGCGGATCGTGAGGGTTGGCTTAACGCCCGCCGTCATGGTGTGACGGCTACGCAGGTGGCGACTGCTTCTACTCCGGCTGGATTTGAGAAGGCCGCAGTGGATTTTTTGACGGAACATCGGGAGCCGGACAATCCTTATATGCGGTTTGGTCGTGAGTGGGAACCGGTCATGTCGGATTATGTGCAGGTCGAGTTCGGCGTGGACCCTAACGATTGGCTTATCCGCGGCGACTATGCCCACCACCTTGCTACGCCTGATGGGATTTCCCAACGGGGCATTATTGGTGAATATAAGACGACGGGGAAGGATTGGGAGACAGTGGACCGTTTGCCGGTTCGGTATCGTCGTCAGATTCAATGGCAACTGTGGGTGACTGGTGCTGAGAAATGTGTGGTCGCCTGGCTGTTGCGTGGTGAGGTGAATGGTGAGTTTGTGCCGGAATGGTTCGAGCCGAAGACGGGGATTATTACTCGTGATGAGGAGATGATTACGGATTTGAGGGTTACGGCTGACCGGCTGTGGCGGTTTGTGAGGGGTGAACAGTGAGTCGGGAGTTTACTGAGGAGGACATTGCGGTCCTGCGGTGTTCGAATGCTTATGTTACGTCGGCGTGGTTTTTTCGCCGGTGGCCTGGAGAACGTGAACCAATAACTTATGAGCGTTTCTATGAGGTGTTGGGTGAGCGGCTAACCGATAGGAGGGAAAATGCAGTTGCAGTTGGATGACATCACTCGTGAAGTGTTGGACGAGTTGGAGGAGCAGTGGGAGCAGACCAGGTTGAAGAATCTGGTCCGTGATGAGGTGGTGAAACTGGGTCGTGACCATAGGCAGGCTCAGATTCATGCTGAACGGGTTGAGGGTCAGTGCATGATTCGTGCCCGGAAACTATTTATGTTGGGGTTTGAGCGGCGTGAGATTGCGGAGTTGTTTGGTGTGACTCGTGCTGTGGTGAACCGTTGGACGAAGGGAATGAACTAATGAGCCGGTTTGATTTGAGTCAATATGAGACTGTGGAGGAACGTCACGCGCGTGCGTTGGCGGAACATCCCGACCTGCGATGTGTGATCGTGAACCATACGACGGCGGAGGATCGTGCCGTGAATACGTGGGTGGTGGAGGCTCGCGTGTATAAGGATGCGGGTGACCAGGCAGCGGATATTCCGAAGGCTACTGAGTGGGCGTTCGAAATCGACGGTGCTGGCATGGCGAACAAAACTAGCGCGTTGGAGAATGCGTGCACGTCGGCGTTGGGTCGTGCTCTCCGGTGGGCGTTTGCCGGGTCGAAGGGTCCGTCCCGTTCGGAAATGGAGAAGGTGGCCCGTTCGGAGAATCGAGACTGGATGGCAGAGGCGGATAGCATGGATGATGTTAAACAACTCCGTGTCCTATGGGCTCACGCTAAGCAGGCCGGTGCTGACAAGAAGATTCTGAAACAGTTGGAGGACCGGGCACGTGGACTCGCGGATTCTGAGGGCGGCGACGAATGAGGTCCTTGAGGCGTATTTGTTTGCCCTGCGTGCGGGTGATTCGTGGTCGGCTGAATTTTGGCGACCTATCGTCATTGAACGTTTGGAGTTGATCAATGGAGACGACGAGGATTCTGCAAGAGTTGCAGGAATTGACTGCGACGAATCGGAAGGGCGTTGAGGCTCTGTTTGAGGCTGAGGAAGAACTGGCTCATGCGGAGGCAGAGTTGGATTCTGTTGAGGCTAGGGCGTTTTTGGATGCTGAGGGGTCTGTGGCGGAGCGGACTGCTAGGGCGAAGTTAGCGGCTTCTGATTTTCGTTTGGCTCGTGATGTGGCGCGGGCTTCGGTGACTCGTATTAAGACGAAACTGCGGGTGATTGAGTCGGAGATTGTGGCGCAGTCTACGATGGCGAAACTGTTGGCAGCGGAGGCCCGACTGTGAAGTGTGAACGGTGTGAACTGTTTGACTCGCTGGAGGGTTTGCCGTTTTGTGGGACGTGTGCAGATATGTGGGCGGTGCCAACATGAAGTGTCGTCAGTGTGGGATTTTTCAGGCGGTTGATCCGGAGGAATACTGTGACGTGTGCCGTGACCTGTTTGACGGGGTGACCGCGTGAATCGTAAACAGATTGAGAATGCTGAGGCGGTGGCGGAACGGTTAAACCGTTATCGGGCGAATGTTGCTCGTGCTCGTCGTGTTGAGGCGGAGGCTGAGGCGGATCGTTGGGTGCGGCCTCGGTCTTTGGCTAGTCAGTCGAAGCCGAATAAGCGTGTGTTTGAGTTTACGGATGAACAAATGATGATTGCCATTGCTTCGTTGGAGAAGCACGGCGAATAGACTGAATGTATGTCTGGGAGTACGTCACGTCGTAAAGGTAACAGGGCTGAGGTGGAAGTGGTCCGGGCACTCCGAGACGCTGGATATACAGCAGAGACTTCTCGTGCGACTCGTGGCGGATATCAGTCTGGTGAGGACATCGTGACGGATTTTCCGATGTCTATTGAGGTGAAGAATCAGACTCGGGTTGATTTGGCGGGTTGGTGGGCTCAGGCTGTGGAGCAGGCTGGTGAGGGGTTGCCGGTGGTGATCCATAAGCGTGTGGGGAAGACTCGTGCGGAGGACTGGTGGGTGACGATGGATTTGGAAACACTCTTGGATTTGGTGAAGGTGATGCAGTGGGAGAAAGATTCGGACGAGTATTTGCGTGACTCTGAGGCCGCGTTGAGGGACGATGATGAGCCTAGGTAAACAGTCCAAACTTGCACTCGCCAAGAAACGCCGCATCGTGTTCGTCCGGGACGCTGAAACCTGTGTCGCTCAGGGCGTGTACGGCTTCTGTGGAGGCGATTTGAGCCTCCAGCATCGTGCAGGTCGGGGGATGGGTGGCAGTGCGTCTATGGACGGATTTGAGAACCTCGTGACGATGTGTCAGATCCATAATGAGTTGGATACTGCGAGCGCGGATTTCCACCGTCTCTGTGTGAAGTTGGGTTGGTCGATGCCGAGGTGGGTGTTTGAGCAGGGTTTCGCGGATGTGGTACCAGTCTGGTATTCGCGTGTCGGGTGGGCGCAACTTGACAAGGATGGCAGGGTGAGTATTATTCCGGAACAGCAGGCGAAACATATTTTGTTGTCGGTGTATGGTCCGGAGGTTCTGAGTGACCCGCATCAGTGATAGTAGACTGGTGGTATAACCGAAAATAGAGATGACCGCCCGCGGTGGTGAGCGGACGGCCATCAGAAAACCGGCAGAACAGGTGCCGGCTGACTCCAATAATACGGGACAGCCGGACATATTGGAGGAAATATGAAAATACGGTCACAGATTGGGCCGTTCTCGATAGTGCCCGAATGGGTAATGGATCGTGACCTCAGTGCTACTGCGCTGAAACTGTATGTCACGTTAGGTCGATTCGCTGACTATGACTCGGGTGTAGCGTTCCCGTCTCGGGAGACTCTCGCGGCTCGAATGTCGTGTTCGGAGAAAACCGTGGACCGGGCCGTTGCGGAACTTGAAGAGGCTGAATGCATCGAGGTGTGGGCTGTTTCGCGTTATGCGTCGAAACGGTATCGCGTGTTGCAGGTGGACCCTCGTGGGCTCCGGGAAGGGACATTTTTG